ACAGAGTGCGCGGGGGTAACTTGAATCTGGTTGGGATCGCCACCAGCGGTGTATACAGACTGGAGCGTGGACAGTAGAAGTGCTTCAGTAAAAGTTCTGTTGCTACCAGCGGTGCTAGTTGTCGCTGCGTTAATCTGCTTCTGAGCGGAGGTCAACTGACGTGCAGTACTTGAATCACCAGCAGTGCCTGTCTGAAGAGCGCCTACAAAAGCATGCTCTATATCACGACGCAATTCTTTGCCTTTCATTGCGATATTCATCGCCAAATCTGAACTCCGGGCGTGAGTATCAACAGCTTCAGAAGTGCCTGAACTCTGAACTACCTTAGTGAAAATCTGAGTGTTGGCAGTTTTCATGGTAGTCGTGTTGTTCGCAGCATTACCCGCGTCAGCGCCTTCTACGGCAGCGTTAGCTCCAACCGCCGCTAGTTCTGCTTGCTGCCACTGGTGCAAAGTTGCACGGGCGGTGCTTGTACCGATTGAAGAAGTAAAGGGCGTTAAAGTTGGCGATATATCATAAATAATTTCTTCAATATCGGCTTTCAGTCCCACCTGGTTAAATGTCTTTAAAGTATTTGCTACTACTGGCATGATAAAATTTCCTAAAATTAAGAGTTATTCAAGAGGGCTTGAACAGCGTCTTCCATTCTTCCAGACTTCTTGAGACGTACACGCGATTTGCGATTTGTCTCTTTCTGTCCCAAGTCTTTGGGTTCGCCTTTCTTACCCGACAAAGTTTTTGTGGCTGACGCTTTCACTTTCTTTTGCGTCTTCACCTTTGCCTGATCGTATTGCATCGCCTTCCACAATGCCGTAATCATCCGGTGATCGTGAACGTCATTAAACTCTTCACTAGTGACACCTAACGTACCTGTAGCGTACTCACCTATAGAGTAGTAGAGGTCGTTGTTCCAATTAGGGATTGTTGATTTCAGAACAGTCAAACTTTCTTTAGCGTTTTCCCGCGTAACAGCTTGCTGTTGTTCTTGATTGCGTTTTTGATGCTCGTCAGCTTGTGACTTGATAAAGTCATACGTCTGCTGGGTCTGCTCAAAAACGGCTTTGGCCTGCCTGTATTGATCAGGATTTTCTACAGCGGCCTGCTCCCAGTTCACGTTGTCAAAACGTGATAGGTCAGCACCAGATGCTGTAAGAAGTGCGCTAAGTGTGGATTCGTAATTAGCAGTTTGTTCTTCTGCGGCTTTACGCTGTTCAGCAACGACCTGCGTCTTCTTTGTGTAATCAGATTGCCGAAGATAACCAAGTTTAATTTCTTCGACAGACACGCTTTCGCCATCTATCTCAATATTGCCTTGGGTTATATATTCAGATTCGTCTTCAGTTTCATCTTCAGATTCTTCGGTTGGGTCTTCGACCTCGTCAGTCTCTTCTGTTTCTTCTTCAACGTCCTGTGGCTCGTCGATTACTTCGTCGGTGATCTCATCGACCACGTCTTGCTCTTCTTCAGGGGGTTCGGGGGTGTCCTGGTCGGATTCCAATACAGCCATCAGTCGCGCATTAATATCTGCTACATCGATAGTCGGCGAGTCCGTTACGGTTTGCTCAGTAGACATCAAATTTCTCCAATTATACTCATTTATTCCACAAGCCGTTGTGTCTTCAACTCATAGTTGTTAATAAGTCCAGCAAACTGCTGGACGAACATTTGTCCCGCCTTGAACATCATGTAGAGTCTTTCGCGCTCTGCATCTGCCTCTGGCGGGGTGGCAAGGATTTGATCCATGATATTAGAATTCATCATCTCAAACGCCCTGTTAAAAACATCGCTGTGCAGCATTTCTTTCGAGGCTTCCGCTATCGTAGCGAGTTCGCCTATATCTTCTTCATTCATCGGTTTTAGACTCCACGTCAGTGGTTGGTACTAATTTAATGGTCTTACCCCTCATCCGTCCGTGAGGTCGCGGCAAGGCCGTGTCTTGATCAAGCTTTCCTTCTCGATAAGCCTGGTACTCATTAAACGCCTGTTTGCGTGTTTTCTTTTTGGCGTACTTTTTATCGTTAGCCTTCTTGATGAAGGCATCGAACTTACTCGTATCTTCAATCATCAACCAATACTCACGTTGCGTTTCTGTTCGGCCTCAAGTGCTAGTTCAGCCTCATCGATCTCCATCTGGTGCGTCTGCTTCTCCGTATCTAGCATCAGCTTCGCTTCACCGATTTCATGTTCGTGAGTCATGTTTTCCATAGCAATGATCATCTTGTTCTGCTCCTTCATCGCGTCCAGTTCCAACTGACCCTCCAACACAGCTACTTGTCTCGCCGTCATTCCCGCGTGGAACTTCTCAACCTCAGAGGCTTTTTCAGTGGCCTCTTGCTGCTGCTGCTGCATCTGCTGTTGCTGTTGTTGAAACTCAGGGCTATTCGGATCGGCCAGGTACATCGCTGAAGACTTGATGTTCAACAACTCAAAGGCTCGACTCAGCATCGCGTGACGCTGCGGTGCGCCATACATGCCACCCACAGTGGGGTCAGCCGGGTTCATACTGAACTGCTGGTCTAGGCTCAACAGCATCTGCGCTTCCTGCGCCTGCTCATCCGGTGTCAAAGCCACTGCGACAGACATCTCTGTGCGATCACCTAAGAACTCAGGATTTACCGGAACGAACTGCCCGTCAAGCTGTATGGCTTTCTCACTCTCATACTCCACAGCCAGCTTATAAATGTCGTGCATCAAAGGCTTTAAAAAATTCTCTGCCAGATTTCTAGCCATAACCATGATTCGACGATTGCTGGCGTTCATAAAGGTGGTTATCAAGTCGCTTGAGTTCTGCTTGCTGACAGCCGTAGTGTCCATACCACGCGACATGCGCGACATACCACTGCGAGACTCCTTTTCCACTTCTAGGTTTTCAATCGCTTGAAAAACCGTACCTGATAAGTTAGGCATAGGGAGAGGTCGTACAACGCTCTCAGGGTTGGGGCTATTCACATCGATAACTGCACCCACACGGTTATCCAGTAGGTCGCGTGGATTCTTAACCAGTGAGAGGTTAGCGATAAAGCGTGAGGTGTTTGTCATGAACGTGTGATCAACAACGCCGCGCTTTAAACTACTCTGCGTCTTCTGGATGTCAAATAAGACATCCGCAAGGCTCATACCGTGGAAGCGATGAGGTAGCGGGAACGGCGTGAAATAACGGAACGGCTTCTCAGACACGATCTCTTTGTCGAGTAGCACGTTGCGGCTGTGAAGAACTTTCAGGTACACGCACTTCTTTAAGTCATCGCGGTACTTCTTAATGTACGACTCGTAAATAGTGACGTGCTGCCTGTCATTGTCAGAGTCATAGTGATCGTCTTTGCGGAACCCATCAACGGAATCGCGGCCAAGGCTACCGTCTTCAAACAGGTCGTTGTCCTCATTCAACCGGGCAACGATCTCCGCATCAAAACCTTCGGATAGCAACTCACCGCGAGTGCGACTTGTGCGGTGTGAGCAGAAGTCGGCATCGTTCTCGTCGGTTGCGCGTGGCGACACCAAGAAGTCTTCTGGCGGTATCGTCTCAATACATATTTTCGACTTGTCTATCTTCCGCGCTATCTCGCCAGAGTACATGACCTGTGATGACTCGATCATCTGACCCGTCTGGGCATCCTGCGCCTGCACAGCTTGAGCTTCTTCCGCAATTTCTAGGATAGTCACGTTGGGGTCTTGCATCATCATGTTGAAGGACGGCTCATCTAATCCTTCAAACGTCTCCTCCTCAAACTGATAGTCTGTTTTGTAGTAACGCTTAACGATTCCCGTCTTGGCGATGAGCGCATCATGGATCACATCGTGCAGAATTTTAGTGCCGTTGTTCTCGCGGTAAAAAATATAGTTAGTCAGTGCCGTTGCCATTTTGGCAGGCATAAAGTCCTCTGCGGTTTGCGGATCGAACTTGCAGATATTCCTATCAGCGGTGAAAGTCTCCATAAGCATAGCTTTGACGGACTCGACTGCGTCGAACACGTCCATGCTCACATGCTGTGATCTGCCAGCGCGTTCATTACCTAATGGCTGGCCGTAATAGTAGCGATGCCCCTTGTCACGCTGGTGGCCGATCTCGCTCTCAGCGTATGAATCAGCCGCGTTGATGTTGTTTTCTAGCGATGCGAGTAACTCGTCATCATTTATCTCAGAAACTATATTCATTAGTCGTATACCCTGATTGCCCGTTAGTCAAATGCTCTCGCTCTACCTGGTTCTGGCCGTATCGCGTCACGCTTATCGCTGCATAGCGCGTTGCGTCCATTAAATCGTCAAATTCTTTGTGTATCTTTCCTTTCTTGCGGTGATATCGACGGAACTCTTCGAACCACGGAACTAGATTTTTAAATACTCTTAATCGACCCGTTCTAAATCGCTCCAGCATCTCCATCAAACCCGGCTCAACATAATTACTACCGTCCGGGTTAGTAAATTTACCGATCATCAAAACACCATTCTCCATATACATCTCAGCCAGTGTCTTGCCGCTGCCCTTTTCAGTGTTGTCGCCATCGTGCGGATAGATACACGGGATACTCTTACCACGCGACTTTATTACCGCTGAGTGTATGGCGGGTATTTCGCCCTCCTTCTTATAAATGTCATAGACGTAGATCGTATCGGTATCTGCATCGTAGGCTGTCCACACACATGTTGTCGGGTGGGTAATTCCGAAGTCCACCGCGCATAATTTCTTGTAATGCGGCGGTATCTCAAACGGCTCTACCATAATCGCCTCTTCCGATATCGGGAATACCATACCCTCCCCCAGAACCGGGATACCTTTAGACCGCATATCGCGCTGGTACTCAGGAATCGCTGCCAATAGCTGCCGCTTTGTCTCGTCAGTAATGTGAGGCGCATCGTTCCACGTCACATTTTGCAGGTACTGCCCCTCGTTGCGGTTGTCCATGAACTGGCTTACCAGTTCCGTCATACCGTTTTCCGGGGTCAAAGTACCGACGAGGTAGCCACCCTTTCCATCATTACCTGTCGCTGTTCGCGTAAGACACTGCGGGTATATTGTGGGGTCGGTTGGCTCCTCATCGATCCAGATGTAGTCCTGACTAGAACCCATAAGGACGTGCTGCCCCTGAGTGTAGGACTTAAAACTTACTATGCTGGTGTTGCCAGACTTATGGCGCACCGCGACATCTCTTGGTAGCCGTGGCGTTCCCATAGCTGGGGTTACTTGGAATATAAGCCTTTGCGGTATGAGGCCCGATCCGTCGAACTTACCTTCGCCAAGGTACATGCCCATCAATTCTTTAACGATTACATCGCGTAGCTGCTCACCGGACACACCCAGACACCATATCTTGGTCGGTCTTGTGAACCGGATACCTTCCCACCAGTCTGGGTATAAGCCTGTGAGGTGGAAAGCGACTTCTGCTGCCTGTGAAGCAGTTTTGCCTACACGGTTTGCCGCCATAAGCATTCTTTGCTTATTGTCCTTGCCAGCTTTATAGAATTCTTCCTGCCAAGTGTACGGTTTCCAATATTGCAGACGATTCTGTGCCTTGTGCAGCTTAACCACGCGGATGGCTTCCGCTATTTTGAGCGCCTTATTTTTTGCGGCCTCATTTTTTAGCGGATCGGTTTTTTTGCGAACCGCTTTTTTTGAAGT